CATTTTTAGCATTTAATGCTGAAACTTTATTTAATTCAGCAGTATTAAACTGATTCATTGCATCTAATCTTCTAGCATTTTGTTCTTGTATATTACTATTTAAACTACTATAAAATTGATTAACCTGATTTTGGCTAGTAGCATTAAATTGTAGTGCAGCATTTCTAGCAGCATTATCAGTTAGTAATACTTGTTGTCTTGCTTGTAAATTTTGTAAATTAGTTTGCTGATTATTAGACAAATTAGCCATATCCATTTGTAGATATGATTGTGCATTAACAACTGCAGCTTGTTGGTTATTAGCTAAGTTTTGAAATATAACTTGTTTATATGTATTTGCATCTGCTTGTGCTATTGGTATTGATGATCTTAATATACCTTCTGCTAATGCTTCTGCTAACATTGTAGAAGATCCTAATCCTCTAGCTTGCATAGTAGCTTTAGCAGCCTCAGCAGCTCCTCTAGCAAATGCAGGTAATGGTGAGCCTGTACTTAAAGATGTTTGAATATCTTGTGATATATTTTCTAATTGACCTTGAACTGTTGCTCTTGAATCTAAGTTAGCTAATGATTGTTGTGCAGCAGTCATAGGAGCTGTTAAACTTCCTTGTGCTGCTGTCATTTGTGAAGCTGTACCAATTGTTGCAGGAGTTACTTGACCTGCAGTTGCAGGAGTTACAGTAGATACTGCAGTTGGAGTAGCACCAGTAGCACCAGTTGCTGTAGGAGCAGTAGCAGCTGTAGTTGATGCGGCTACAGTTCCAGTTACACCTGGAGTAGATAATAATTCATTTGACTGTACACTTTGAACTTGAGGACTTATTGCCGTGCCTTGAGGTAATGTAGGTTGTGTTAATAGACTATCTATTAAACTAACAGCTTTTTTACTACCAGTTTGTTGTGTTTGTGAAGGTGTTAGTGCACCTGGTTGAAGTGTTGTTGCCATTATCTCCCCTGTCTTCTATATTTTTTTGTCATTCTTTTTTCATCTTTATTTAAATTTTTTTTATGTCGTCTAGGTCTTTTCTTTGGTTTTGGTCGTGGTGTAAAATTTTTAAAATTAACACGAGCCATTGTAATTATGGTTTAGTTGGCCATGTAGCATTTTCACATTTCTCAACAGTATCTTTACCATCAGGTAAATCTCTAAGCTCTTGACGATATGTTTTCATATCATCAGACAAAGTATTATCTGATAAAGCTAAATAATCTGTTTCTGCAAGAAGTGCATTTCTTCTTTGTCTAAGTTTAGCTAAAGCCCTAGCGGGTGCTTCATCTGCCCACGCTTTCTCTTCAGCATCTCTAGCAGCTTCTTCTTCTACTGTAAACTGAACTCTATTACCATTTATGTTATGATATCTTGGCATTATTTCTCCTTGTTATTATTATTAATTAATTCCATATAAACAGAAGTCTCCCTTATCTGTATCTTGATCTGCACTACCATTATTCATTTTAAATTGAATAGCATTTACTGCACTTGTTGTATTTATATAACCAGCAACAAAAGTGTTCATTGATGCATTATCATTGGTATAGTGTGTTGCATTTGCTATAAAATGTTTAGTAAATGTTGTGTCTGCTGGGTTAAAAACTCTAAGAAATCCATCTAAACATTGATCGTTGTCATCTCCTATACCATCTGCGGTACTTATACTTTGAAAGTTAGTAGAGTTTCCTAAAGAATTTACACTCCCTGTTCTAAAATTTAAATTTGCTGGGTTATCATCTTCTTGGTGGTATGCTTGAAAACAAGTTGTAGTCATACTAAGACCATAAGAACTACCACTATTTGTGCTAAATTGAAACATAAAATCACAAGCATTTGCACCTGGATGTATATTTTTAAAAGTAAATAAATATTCTTTATAAGTAGAGTCAAAAACAACACTACTTGACCCATGAACAAAAGATATTGTAGCATCCTCATTAGCAGTTATTTTTTTTATGAATGTCAAACTACCACTTGAAACACTACCAAATGTTGTAATGTCTTTAACTGCTCTATTATTTAATTTAACAATACTCATTAACTATCCTTTATACCGTAAAGTTTTATTGTGCCTGCATCTATATTTCCTGATGACATAGTAAACTGCACTGCATCAACTGCCGATGTTGTGTTACAATAACCAGAAACATTATGTGTCCATGCTTGATCTGATGATTCAGTATAACTCATTTCTGCAATAAAATTTTTAACAAATTCATTTGAATATGGGTTAAACAAAAATAATTCTCCACATGCACATTGATCATTGTCTCCACCAAGATTATTAACTAAGTTTTGTACTCCACCACTTTGTGCTAAATCTCTTGATGTCGAATAAGTTAGAGCGGCATCACCACCATCTTCTTGATGATATGATACAAAAGAAGTTGTAGTTTTAGTTACATTATAATTTGATCCACTATTTGTACTAAAATTAACTTGAAAATTTACATCATTTGTTGCTGGGTGTATATTTATAAATTTAAAAAAATAAATAGGATATGTATCATTTAAGACTACATCTGAACTTCCATGCACAAATGATAGATTAGCACTTGAACTTGCAGTTAAAGTTTTAATAAGTGTTATATTACCTGATGCAACATTTGGGGCAGATGTTATACCACTTATACTATTGTTGTTATATTTAACTAACGCCATATAATTTTATTGTTCCTGAATCTATATTACCACTTTCCATTTTAAATCTAACTCTAGTGATAGCTGTTGCCGTATTAATATATCCAGTAGTAAACTGATTAAATGAATTTACAGGATAAGAATATTGGGTTCTGGCAATAAAATGTTTTACAAAAGTGTCACTACTTGGATCGAATAAATGTAAAGTTCCTGCACCATTACTGTCATTATCATTATCCATATTTGCCATAATTCTTTGAAATCCAGTTCCATTTGCTAAATCAGAACTTGTGGCATAAGATAAAGCATTAGCATTAGCGGCTTCGTTATTATATGCTCTAAAAACTGTGCTTGTTATTTGTTGATTAAAATTTGTATTTGTTCCAGTATCTACTTGAAATTCAAAGTCTTGATCATCACTTTCTGGATGTATATTTATAAATTTAAAAATATATTCTTTATAAGTTGAATCTATTCCTGAAGTAAAAGTTATTGTTGATGAACTACTAGCAGTTTGTGTAGATATGAGTGCCATTGATCCACCACCAATACCACTTGGGGTGCTAGTTATAGCTGACATGGAGTTATTGTTGCAGAACAATACTGACATGTTATACCCCCATTAATGCTTTTATCTCATCATCATCTAATCCAAGATTTTTTAGTTTTTGTTTACCTGATGCTTTTTTATTTTCTGCTGTTGTTTCTGCATCTTTTAACTCTTGTATCTTTGCATTAACATCAGCTTCACTTGGCATCGTTGCACCATCTTTAATAATTTTTATATATTTATATTGCATACGATCCTTGTCAGGAATTTTATTTCCCTCGTCATCGTGTGTTTTCCAACCATACCACATACCACCATTAAATGTAGTAAGTGCATCTTGTAAATAATCTCTAGCCATAATTTATCTCCTACGTGTCTGCTAATCTTATAAATGTAAATGTTAATCCATTTGACGTTGTGCTACATTCAAATTGAGTTCCTGAACCGACACTACCACAAGAAAAACTACACTTAACATTTGAAACGTCAGTTACATCTATTAAAGATTGACATGACATACTTGCACTTACATTAACACTTCCATCGTTTGCTCCTGCAATACTTGTAAATGAACTGTTGTCTGTTGTAACATTTATTCCAAGACTAACACTATCTGTTCCACTAATATTAATATTACCAGAATTAGCCATCACTAAATAAATTCCTGTTGCTGGAAAAGTAAAAATACCAGAACTTACAGACATCTGTGAATCTGTAATACCACCTTGTCCAGCAGTATCTATTCTTTCAATATTTGCAGATATTGGATCTGCACCAGTAGTAATATTTGTTGTTACCCTAAATTGATCTGCAACTGTTATGCCACCACCTTTAATTAAGCTATAATCTATTCTTTTAATTGTTCCTGCATCTGATACTAAAAATTCATCGGTATCATCAGGAGCCGCAGTTAAAGCTGTTTGCCCTGAAATAAAATCATTGTTTACAGTAGATGCTGTAACAGTATCATCTGATGGTGCACCTATATTTAATACATCACCTAATAAAATTATAAAATCTATAACATCACCTGTTGCTAAGTTACTAGCAAAAGTGATTGTACTACCTGAGATAGTAAAAGAACTACCAGGTTTTTGTAATACACCATTTAAACTAACCAACATGTGAAAAGCTGTTTCTGGTGTTACGTTTGTAGAACCTACTTGCATAGTATATGCTGCTTGTCCGTTTACTACGGATATAGCATCACAAACTTGAAAGTTTCCTACTATCGGTTGTTTTCCAATATACGCCATTTATTCTCCTTAATTAATTTTACCTTGCATTGTTAGGTACTCCATTTGAATTTACAAAGGGTGATTCTGCGAAAGCCCAGTATATGTATCTATCATCATTCACATTTAATACATCAGCTCTTCTTATTTTAAATCCATTAGATAATATGTCCATAAAATCATTTTCAGCTTCAGCAGCAGTGTTATTAGAAGATAAATTATAATTTTTAACATTATAACCTAATCTTTTTAAATCATGTATTTGCCAATTTTGAGTAGCATCAATTGGTTTTACCATAATCCAAGCTGGTAAAAATCCTGTGTAAATAAAAGTACCATCAGCATTTCCATTACCTGTGTAGCTTCCAAATTTTGAGTAACCTTGTTTTCCTGCAAAACAGTAGGCAATCATATTATCAGAAGAACCATTTACACTATTAGCAGTTCCAACTGAAAAAACAGAGGATGTAGGTGCAGTATCATTCCAAACTCCTGAACTATCCCCTGTGGCATTATTTAAATTAAGTGCAAGATAATCAGTTTCTGGAGCTGATGTATTTGCACCATGATATACTATCCAATCTTCAGTGTCTGATCTATTTCTAACTATATACAAATCTAATTTTGAACCAAGTCCATGTGCTACTGTAGCATTACTTCCTGTACCAGTCCAAGAAATTATACTAAATCCAGCAGTTGTATTTATGCTTCCTGTACTATCTATAGTTCCAACTCCTGTTGCACTTGCGTCATTACTAAATGATGTTCCAGCTTTCCAGCACCAACCTACTCCTGTTGCACTTGAAGCATTACTATCTGCACCAGCATCTAGGGTAAAGCCATTAGAATCAAAACTTCTAAGTAAATCATTTCCATCATCACTAAAACCATCGCCACCCTCTGCGTTAGTTAAATTACTATATAAATAACGACCAGCACCTCTTACTGAATCCATTAAATGATTATTTGTAGTGCCGTTTCTTTGTTTTATCCATACCCAATCTGGTTGCATATTTTGAGAACCACCTAAAGTAATAGCATTAGTTCCACCATTACCACTAAATAAAACTGTTTGAAAAAAAAGTTCTGGGTCGTCTATAGTTGTATAAGCCATTATCCAAACTCCGCTAGGTTTTTTGTGT